TCTGTCATCATCATCTCTATTAACATAGTCAAGGTTTGGTAATTGTCTGAAGTAAGTCTTTTTCATATTAGTAACCTATAGATGAGTCTCCGTCATTTCCATAATCATTATTGAAGATTGGTTCGAGTTCTTTGAATGTAAATGATAATTCAACGGCAACCATTGCACTGTTTCTGTATGTTGCATAGTTTCCATCAGGTGTATAGTTCACATTGAAACCAGTCATTGCACATTCTTTAATCAGTGGTAAGAAATCATGCTCCTTTCTTGTTGCTGCATGTATAAATTGTAGTTTATATGTATTAGGTGCTCTTAAGAATAACTCTGCTTCTGTTTTCTTAGGTGCCATTGATTGTTTAAACATCCTAATTATTTTTTTGATTACTATACTCTCTGCTTCACTTCTTGGACTCATCTTCCATGTAAA